TGCATCCAAGGGACTTCTTCTTCCATGTCGCGAGAGCCACCGAATTCGCATCACCACCCAACACCGCAACATAGACGGAACTTTTAATCATTGGATAATTGGTTGATCCGGTATTAACGGTTTCACCGTCGTCATTGTCTACCACGTAGCAATCCTGAACTCCATCTACCTTAAAGACATTTCCGCGAATTGCCTGTGTTGTGCCATTCCCATTGACCGCGACAGATGCCTGACGGCGATACTCGAAATCTGCTCTTGATTCGACATTCCTACCGAGAACAGCACTTGCGATGCCTCCGGTCAAGGTTGGATTATTGACCGCATCCCATCCCGGCACAGCTTGGTATACCTGCGTCAGAGTGTTGTCCGCGCACGGGATGGGGCCATTCACGATGTTCTGGAATACTCCCTGCACTGTTCCGTCCGAACCGATAGTGACCTGAGCCGCGAGAGTGTATTTGTTCCCTGATGTGTCTTTGGCTTGAGATGCCGATGGGATAATCGCGCCCACCAGACCGCTCAAAGTGGCCGTCACGATGGTTGGCTGTGCCACCTTGCGATCCATGAAGTAGATGCGCCCTATGGCATCCTGGAACCGACCAGAAGCGTATTGCGGGTCCACCTGATTTACAACATAGGCAATTTCGCTGTTTTTCTCGGCGATGATGGCTGTATCGCTGCTGGCAAGCTGGCCCTGCGGGGCTTCCAGAGAGGGATTCAACCCCCCCCCGAAAGCCGTATTCTGATCCGCCTGTACGCCGGCCAGAATATCTGATTCAGCGGGCAGCACGATTCCTGTCGAATTGAATGTGATTGCCGGAACTGAGCTAGAAGGCGATGCCATTCGCTGCCCCCGTAGAATCGGTGAATTGAATCTTTCCCGTCACTTCACGGGAAGTGAAAGACTGAATTACCACCTGAGCCGTTATCACTCCCGGAACTGTCAGTGCCGCTTTGACAATAAGCGCCTTGAGTAGCGATGTGGGAGGATACTGCCCGAAAACCTGAGTCCAATACGGAATACCCTTTGTCTGATCGTAATACAGTTCCCCCAGAAACAGCCGAACGGCACTCGCCACATCCTGAGCCAAAGAATAGGATGGAGTAGCCATGGCGATGTTCCCGCTGCTGTCGAGGCACAAATCCGATTGGGACCGCGAGAGCAAGAGCGTATTGTATCCAGTCGTACTCATCTACTGCCCCTTCAGAACCGTTGTCTGCGAATTAGTTGGCATCGTAGGTCCAGTGTAGCCCAAACCCTCTAGGAAAGGCTGGATGTTTTCAGTGTACCAAGACAGCCATGCGGAGTTAACCAGCGCGAGGGCAGTACCGCCGCTGCTCAGCACGGTTGATTCTGGCGCGGTGATGGTAACCGCTATTGGGGAAACGAGAGAGATTCCGCTTGCGGAGAACTGAAGGAGCTGCGTCGGCGTGCCATTCAACAACCCGCCCAGGTACATCCCGTCTCCCCAGTCGTATTGCCGCCAGCTTCCGGGATTGGCCTGTGCCTTCGTAGACTTCACATTGGAAATGTCCCGGCTGGCAAATACGGCGATACCAAGGTCGCCAACTTGCGGGTCGAGAATCACCGCATTCGCACCGCCTTGGATGCGGAAATATGGGATATTGTAGATCGTTCCGTGCGGCGTTGGGTTTCCGCTTCCATCCACTTGATTCACCATCGGCATGATGTCAACAGTTCCGACTGGGGAAGCGTCGCCTGAATTTGAGCAGGCCATGATTTTTACTATCGTCGCCGTCTGCATCTTGGCAAGCGCCTGCATCACAACAAAGAGAATGTTGTTGTAGTCGCCCCACGTCGTAGAGGGACGGAGTGCGCCGAGCGTTATTCCACTAGAGGCTGATCCCACTTTTATTTCCTCTCACAGTAGAAAACCAAGCGCCGCCCGGCTTCTCACTTTCCAGTTGGTGATTGATAGAAGTCACGATCCATTGCGCGTTCGCCTGTAGAACATCCGTTCGCATATCAATCAACCCGCCGAATAGAATAGCGGGAGTAAATATCGTCTGGAAAGTAACCCCTACGCCATCGAATGTGGGGTACCCAATCATTCCAGTCTTGGAAGAAACAATAGGCATGAGGGCTATCCGTGGACTATTTCGCAGAGTGACAGCGAGTGTTGTATCGTCCATATACAAATCAATTCCCGCTGCCCTTACGACGCTTTTCACTTGCTCCAGATTTGTTCCTGGCAGATACATATTGGCCAGTTGCACAGAAACGCCATTATTTTCAAATATGTACTGCGGCGCTCCGAAAGGCAAACCGCGATTCATATTGTTTACGATCTCATTGATTGCAGTCGCTACGTCAATGGGGCTTTTATAGCTTGTCGGCACAGCCGGAGCAAGCTGAGCATTGTATCCAGATTGCGCCTGAATCATCAGGAACACGTCCGGCATCGACCGATAATCTCCCCACGCATAGATAATTGTTCCGGTGAATACTTTGGTTTCCTGACTTCCATCTATGGCATAGACTTCCAACCAGTTTGGGTTGAATCTATCAACTGTCCATTGCAGCGTCGTGACGGATCGGATGTCGCTTTGGCTTACTCCGTAAATTTGCGCCCACATCGAACCCATCTGGTTTCCGCCAGCCTTCTCGATCATTGCGACAGCGCGAAATCCTTCGAGCGTAATCACGTTGTTGGAACTGGAGCCGAATGTGCCAGTCGCCAGAGTAACAACGAAGCGAAGGTGTTTCTTGTTCTCAAAGGAGTTCATATTCGGCACCCGTAAGGTACAAAAGCTGAAAACGGACTCCCACCCCGGTGTAATCAGGATCATCCAATCCTTGCGTGTCGATGAATAGCAAATTCCCAACGAAGCCCAAGTAGTTGGTCGGGCATAGTGGCACGCCATTCAATGCAAGGACACCGCTCGATACGTCCACGCCGCCCACGTTTAGATCGACAAACATGCCCTGGTTTTTTTGATACACGGCAATCTGGCAGTTCTGACCACCGAGAACTGTCTTGACCTGCTGTGAGGGCACGGATTGGAGCGGAACCAACTGCATCTACTTAGCTCCTGACAAAAACTGGAGTATACTGACGATCTGCTTAGCCGTCGAAATATCAGGCTTCGGAGATTGCACCATTCCGTTGTCTGTCTGCGGGGCTGCGCTTGGACTTTGCGGATCATTGATCGGCGTGGCAACCGTCGTATATGAAGCCGATACGGAGCGGATTTCCTTGAGTGAAATTTCCACAATAAGGAGGTTGGCTCCCTTGATTGCAGTGCGCTGATAGGTGTAGGTCTCAAGGCTGACATTCGTGTACGTCGCTTCTGGCGTCACTACGCTATAAAGCCGTGTAGACTTGCAAGCCGCGTCCACTGCCGTCAGGAACGCCGCGCGATCATCCTCTGTGCCATTCAAAATCAGCGTGACTTTAGGGTTTCCCGGCATCTCAACTTTGTTGTAGCTTGCAAATCCCCCCTGCTCAATCGGGAAATCACTGATTCGCATTTCCTTGATATAGGTCACATCATATGTGGAGAGAACCGCCGTGCTGTCGCTGCTGGACCCGAGCGCATTTCCTAGCACATTCGTTGTCGAAGTTGTTCCCGCAAACGATGAAGATGTCGTGACCGACGGAAAGATTCCCCACTGCGGAGAAGATTGCAGCGAGTTCGTGAGCGCCTCTGTCGTCGCTCCAAGCGGTATTGTTGCGCTTGCATCTTCGGGAGGAATAGAAGTGTTCACGCGCGGGACCGATGGCACGCCTGAGACCATTGGAACATCGGGATAGGGGATCAGAGTCATTTAGTTCAGCCCCGAATTTGCTTGGCTTGCGAACTGCCATTCGAGCGATTGTTTCATATCTTTTGCGATTCCCGGCGCGTCAGTCGCGGCAGTGTAGACCTTGACTTCCCCGATTTGCACGCTGCTGCTTTGGCTCGATGATGCGTTTGCCGGGTTGCGGAGATGGCTCATCAAGCCAGCGGTATAATTTCCCGCGCCAGCAACGCCCATCAGCGATTGAGCGTACGCCCCACGCGCCGAAGCCTCTCCTGAAGCATCCGCAGGCCGCAAGTATAAGCGCGACACGATGCTGGCCGCATCAGCAGCGTTCGTGGCCCCGCGCAGTTGGTTGCCAGCTTTTTTCTCGGGTCCGACCGTAAGCTCCCAATTTACGAAAGCCATCTGCTCTTCTCGGCTGGCATCAAGCAAGTCTTTTCCAAACACCCGCTTGAATGTAGCCTGCCGGTCAGGATGCCATTGCGCAAGACCTACGGCCTGCCCATGGTCGCCAATAGCGTTTGTATTCCCCTGGCTCTCCCTCATCAAGTTCGCTGCGATGCCAGCGGATTGCTCAGGAGTCCATCCGAGTTTCTGAAAGAACTCCTGCATTTGTTTGGCAGAGAGGTTCTTCCCGCGAATCCCCAAAACGTCCCCAATAGCCTGAATTCCAGCCGTAAAATCATCAGAGAACTTGTGCCCCGTCACTCGCTCATACCAGCGCGTGTACGCTTCGTAGAGGCCGACAAGACCATTCTTCAGAGCTTCCATGGCTCCGAGCGCAAACTTGATTCCCGGCTCCCACTTGCCCCAATCAATCAGCGAATCCCCGCCGCGCTTCCATACTTCGTAATCCTGCCACAACAAAGCGATTGCAGCCGCGAGTCCAATGATCGCCAGCACGGTTAGATTGATAGGCATCGCCGCCAAAGCGAGTGCGCCCAGGCCAACCGTAACCAGTTTCAGAAACATTACTACCGATTCCTGATTTGCGCGTACCCAGTTCCCGAAAGAAAGCAGCAAGGCGAGTATTTTCTTAATAGCCGGTGCAGCCTGTTGCAATAGATCGCGACCGAACGCTGCGAATGTCTGCTTTACCTGCTCGATGGACTTCTTGAGCTTGACAGCCTCTTCCGCCTGCTTTGCGGTGACCGCATTCGATTCCTTTTGGCGGCGCAAGGTCAGTTCCAACTCTTTACGGCCAGTGAGCAGGAGATTCATGGTCCCCTGGTCAATGCCCATCATCTGGCCCATATTGTTGGCTGTGGCGCGTCCCTTGATCCTCACAATGCGCTCAAAAGCATCAGCCATGCCCAAC